AGCGGCTTGCTGGCGTAGGCACGGGCCGAGGATTCGGTGACGCGCAGAGCCTCCGGTTCACGGTGGTCCACGCCGATGTAATAGGCGAAGTTTGTCATGGGGCATAGGATACTATTCCGCCCCTTGACTGTCAACTATTTAGTCAGGGGAGCGAAGCGCCCCGCGAAGTTGCTCGACATATTCCATCTGGGCGCGGGTAGGCTTCTGCGCGGAAGGATCACCGGACAGGATGCGGGCGGCCAGCGTCTCACGGATATCTTGTGGGTTGCCATATGGGCGCCCGTTGTTTAGACGGCTAAAGAAGGCTTGCTGTTCGGGCGTCAGTACAAAGTCGGGAGCGGGGACAAGGCCCTCGCGCATTGCCAGTCTGGCCCGTTCGTTTAGGGCAACTGCGTCACGCTCCCGTTCCGACAATTCTGAAAAGGGGTTCAGGATGACGGCGCTGTCTTCAGTTGCCATGCCGCTAACCTGCGGGTTGTTCCTGAAAAATTCCAGTTCGCTTTCGTAGGGCTCCCGGATCGGGAAGCGTTCTTCGCGAACTTCGCCGCCCTCCGCAAAACCCTGACGGTCGCGCCAGCGCATCTCTTCGATGATGGGAGGTAGGGCCGGGCGAGCTTGGCGGCGGGTCTCTTCGATGAGGACTTGGGGAGCGGAGCGGCCCAGCAGGTCTTGACGCGCACGATCACGGGCCGCATCCAAGTTGGGACGGACTTGTAGATGGGGCGGCTTACCCGCCTGCTCGACGGCAATCTCTTGGCGGCGACGCTGGAGAGCTTCGACTTGACGCGCGTGTTCGGCCATGTCACCACGACGCTGCGCTTCAAAAATACGTAGAAATATGCGAGACAATTCCATTGTGATGGACTTGCTGGCATCGTCGGTGGCCTTGTCGATGACTTGGGCACGGCGCCACAGTTCACGCTCGTTGGCGAGTTCAGGTGCGGGGAAGCCGAGAGCCTGACGGACAGAAGCGGGGACCTCGGAGCGGCTATCGACGCGCTCAAGGAGTTCAGGTGTGATGAAGCGGGTGCCCGCCTGGGTGAACTGCTCTTGGTCAACAGCAAGCTGGGTGCCCTTGATGGCATTGCCGACCACGCGGGGCGTGAGCGGGAACGAGGCAGCAGCTTCCCAGTATTCGCCCCGCTTCCAATGTTCGTAGGTCTTGGGAATGCGCTGGAGAATGTCGCCGGCAGGACCGATGAGAGCGAGGGTGCTCCAGTCGAACAGGGTGTCGGACGGGATCGGATCGACGGCGATACGCTTCGACAGGTTGGCAATGTTGAAGGCGGAAGGCAGACCGAAGTTCGCTGCTTCGCCAAGGCGCCCGCCGCCCATTGCCCGATCCAGTTCGAGGCGCAGATCGAGGGGATTGTCGAAGACAGTCTTGAGCATGCGTTCGAGCAGTTCACGACTGAGGTCAGCGAACGGCAGCGCCCACAGACCGCCCAGCAAAACAAGGGGACCAAGCGATCCGAACACAGAGATAGCACCCATGCGCGCCATCGTCAAGTCGATAGCGGCCATACCCTTGAGGGTCTTGGTTGCGTCGCGGAGGACGGTCTCGGTGAACTTGAAGACCGGGCGCATGAACTGCGTAGCAAGGTTCAGGACGGGGTAGTCGCGGATGAAGCCGGGGTCATCCATCTTGGAGCCCGCATACCACGTGTCGAAGACGACGCCTTGTGCATAGTCTTCAGCGGTCTTGTAATTGGTGTTGTCGTAGCGGTTAGCGGCTTCGATGACGGAGGGATTGTCGCGGGCGAGGCGGTAGGCGGCCATGAAGGTAGCGGTGCGACCGTATTCTTCGATGGCAGCGAGGGGGCGCCCGGCCAGATCGACAACCGTGTTGATGCCGTTGGCGAACTTGACAGCGTCCTTGTTAGCGATACCGGCGGAGCGAAGGTCGTTTGCCGAGACAGCGCCCTGCATCTGGAATGCGGAACTGGGGCGCAGCACCCCTCGTTGGATAGCACGCTTGAGGACTTGGACTTCGTCGCTGCGGCCCGGCTTGCCGGCGATTGTCTTTGCGTAGGCCTGGTCAGACTTTAGAACACTGAAGATAGCCTTGTCAAACAGCGCCTCGTTCAGAGCCTTGGTGAAATATGCAGTTCCTTTCGCAACGCCAGCATCACGACCGAAGCGCGGAGCTACGGCTGTGGGGATTTGTAGCGCACTGACTGCTGCGGTGTCAAGAGCGCCGCCCAGATACTGGAAGAAGGTGAAGGCTCGGGCCGTGCTGTATGCTTCGGAAGGCGAGGTCGCATAATTAAGGACTTCTTCGAAGCGGTCGCGGTTCTCGGGACGCAGCGGCTTGAGAGCCAAGTCGAAGTCGGGCTTGGTCAGGAGGCGAGCGTTAAGGCGACCAGCCGTCAGGTAGTATGCGGGCAGATAGCTACTGGCGTATTCGACGGCGTTCTCGGGAGTGACGGCTCGCAGAATACCCTTGTACGGCTTGAACAAGGAGTCCATAGTAGCCTTGTCGATTTCGGCGCCCATCTGGTCGAGGACGCGCTTACCTTCCTTGCCGCTGACATCACGCAGACGGTCGAGGTACTTGTTGATGAAGTCAGCGTTGTCCTTCAGGCTCTTAGCGCGCTCATCATACTCGAAGCGCATACCGGATGTCATCACGGTGTGAGTGCTGCTATTCGGGAACTCTTCACGCAGCTTACGGATTGCGGCCGCTTCAGGGTCCTCAAAGCCGCGCGCACGCTGCCGACCGTTCAGCGGGGTGTAGGCATACAGGGCGACAGGATCTTTCTTGCCAACTTCACGGGCCGCAACAAAGTGCGTGCCTTCAGTACGCTGTGGGAAATAAAATGGATCGCGGGCAGCCTTGTACTTGCGGACCAGCTTGGCACCTTCCGGCGAAGCGGCTTCGAGAGCAGCGTCGGGAATGTCGCTAAGGAACTGGCCGGTGTGCCGATCTTGGAAGGCTTGCAGGCGGGCACGGTCGGCGTCGTTCTTGGCGAGAGCCGGATCAAAGTATTTGCGAGACACGGCGTCGATGGCTGCGTCATAAATAAACTTCATGTGTGCGCGGAAGGCGCGGATTGCACCCATCTCTTCGGGCGTGTAGTCTGCCTCGTTGACTTCTTGGCGGGTGCGGCGCGCCTTGTCGAGACCCAGCATTACCTTCTGCTTAGAGGCATTGTTCAGATCGTGTATCGGCTTGTGTGCGGCAGCAGCCCGGTCCTTGTAGAAATTCTCGACCGCCGTAAACTTCATAAAGGCGTTGCGAACCGGGGCGAAGTTGCGCGACAGCTTGGTTATGGTTAGGATGGGTGACGCGAAGAAGTTCATCACGGAGCCGATGATGGGCTCGTTGATCGGATCGTTGATCTGCTTCTTCTCGGCATCCGTCATTTGGGGTGGCGGCCCCGGAGGAGTAGGCGGCGGCGGAGGCGCAGCAGCAGCAGCAGCAGCAGGCCGGGCAGCGCGCATCTCATCGACGGTCTGCTGCACAGTTTCGGACGGCGCCTGTGCTTCTGGTTGGCCAGCGGAAACAGGCTGAACGGGGGGTTGCGTCGCAGTAGCGGGCGAAGATGGAGGTTGAGCAGTGGGACGGGGAGTGGCCGGAAGTGCGGGGGCATTTCGAACGGAAGCTAGAATCTCCCGCACAATTTGTTGGCGAGCTTCGGGTGTAGTAGCGGCACCAAACCGCTGTACCAATTCAGGCGGGACTTCCCTTCGAACGCCGCCTACTGTAATGAAGGTACCAACATCGGACGGAGGGGCTTGCGCGGCTGGCGGTGCTGGCGCAGCTTGCGGGATCGGCGTCCCTTGGGCGGCTGGGGGAACGGTGCCGGTTGCTGGGGCAGCGGCCTCTGGCGTGGGTGTCGTCGTGGGTGTAGGCTGCGCCTGGGCAGGGGTGCCGTAGTTGATGGAGTAGGTAGACTCACGCTTGATAACCTTCTTGCCCTTCTTGGTGGTGGCTTCGACGGTGTTCTGGCGGATAGCGCCCGTGGCAGCAAGGGCGTTGAGTTGCTTGGTGACTTCTTGGAGTTCGGTCGCGGTGACGCGGCCTGGATCAATGTCGCGCGAAGTGAGAGCGGCGCGAGCAACTTCGTTGGGCGTGAAAGAGCGCAAGCCTAGCTCGCCACGGTTGGCAGCGGCAGCAAGGTTGTTGACCGCTTCGACCGGAGAAATTGTGGTTGTTTGAGGATCGGCCGGGAAAAAATCCTTGATAGCCGTGCCGCGCGTCTCCGCTACGGTTTTGTTCCACGCTTCGATGCGAGCGTTGTTGGCTGCGCCGAGGATACCTTCCGCTTGGGTGGGCATGACAGTCGGGGTAACCGTCGGATTTGCGGCAAGAAAAGCGCGGGCCTCTTCGACATTAGTAAAGGGTTCGGGCCGATCAGGCAGCGTAAGGGGAGCAGGCCGTGAAGGGGCGCCGGCTTCGGGAGCGACAGTGGTGGGAGCGGGTTGCTGGGCGCCTTCGATGGGAGCTTCGCCGGGAAACGTGCCTTGGCGGAGAGTTTCGAGGGCGGCGGCTTCTTGTTCGGCGGAAGGGGGAGTTGTGCCTGGGGCCGGGCCTGCGCGGCCAGTAACGCGAAGACCTGCGCCGACGCCACCACCCGCAATGCCGCCGACAAGGCCGGACTCGACGACGCGTTCTGCACGTTCGGCCAGATTAAGGTTGCCGGTCTCGGCAGCGATGACACCTTGACGAGCGGTTTCACCCAGCATTTCGCCGCCGGCACCGAGGGCCGCAGTCTGTCGAACACCTCCTGCCCGACCGCCAACAATGCGACCAGTTACGCGCTCGATGATATCGCTGCCGACCTTGCCCCCAAGAACTCGACGAAGAGCGGGACCAAGGGCCGCCGCTTCCACGCCACCGATAGCGGAGCCTAATGTTGTAGCGAGGGCACCGGCGCGTTGCGGATCGACGCCTTCTGCGACCAGACCCTGATATAGTTCGTCAACGCTACCGAGAACGGAGCCGCCGAACAGACCAACAGTAGCGCCGGTAGCAGCACCCTTCGGGCCGCCGACCAAAGCGCCTGCACCGGCAGCAGCACCGATAGTGGCTATGCCACCAGCAACTGCGCCTGCGGCTTGACCTGCGAATGCGGACAGAGCGTCGATGGGATTGCGGATAACATCGCGAAGTTCGGGGGCGCGTGTGCCGGGACGGGTGTCGCCGGGCGCTACGAACTCGCGGGCACGACCAAGAGCGGCAGCGGTTTCAGGGGCGCCGACGGCAGCAGCAGCAGCTTGGGCAGCACCGGGAACCGAACCGAACTGACCACGAAACTGCTGACCAAAGCTTTCGCCAAAGCCTTCAATGGGCATCTCGCGGCGCAAAGCAGGCCAGCGGGAGTCCACATAAGCAAGAGCGTCTTCGCGAGAGGGTGCGCCGTCCACGCGAAAGATGCGCCCATCGGGAAGCGTAAACTCGTAATCGCTGACTGCCATCTATTAGCGCCGCTCGTTGGGCGGAACGAAGTTTTCGCGGATAACGGGGCGAGCCTGTCCCGGTTGTTCACCCCCGGTAGTAGCAGTTCCCGTGCCGCCACCTGGAATGTTTAGCACTCCGGCGGAAGCCGCTTCTAGGCTATCACGGAAGTAACGGTTTGCAAGTTCATCGCGGCGAGCAGTCTGTACCGGGGTTGGTGCAACGCCTTCAACAATACCCAGGTCGCCATTGGCTTGGCGTATAGCCTGAGTTCGGAGATTGGCAATTTGCGCTTGAGAGAGGGGGCGGGGCGTGTTGCGGAGAGCTTGGGTAGGAAAGACTCCCGTTAGAACAGTTGTGGTGCCGTCGCGATTCAGTCTTATCGCATAGCCGGTGCCTTCTTGGGTTCCGACAATTGTTCCGGGTTCGGGGCGGTTGGCTTGGGCAGCGGCAGCAAGAGCGGAACGTGTGCGAGCTTCGCGATACGGCCCTTCGGCTTCGAACTGAGCTTGGTTCTGGGCGAGGCGGTTGCGTTCGGTTTCTTCGCGGATGGCGTTCTCGACGACTTGGCGTTCCATGTCGAGGGCGAGGCGCTGCCGATTGGCACGGGCTTCGGCAGCCTGATCTTGGGCGGCAATGCCGGCCGTCAGATTGTCGAGAAGACTGCCCCGGTTAGAAAGGATGCCGCGTCCGAAAGCAGCAAGACGGTCGGCCTCGGTCTGCGGAGGCGGTGCATACTCAGAGCGAATGCGCTGACGGAGTTCTTCAAGGAGCGCCGTAGAGGTCGGCGGGGATGTGGTGCCGCTCATGCTGGGATTATCCTCGTTTAGGTAGTGAGGCCAAGCTGACGACCAAGCGTCCGCAGGTTCTCCATGAACTTCGGACCTTGAGCGACGGCGCCTGTCAAGGCAGAGAAGATGTCGCGGCCGGGCTGGCTAGATGTTTGCTGCTGGCCGATGCCGAGGGTGGTGCCGGGCAGGCCAAGGGTTTGACGCAAGGCCGAGATGCCGCGCAGCGGGAAGTCGCGCTCTTCTTCATACTGCTGGCGGAGGACGTCAAGGTTGGCCTGTTCGCGCGCCTGCTGGAGACCGCCCGTCGCGAGGAGCGGATTGACCATGCTGCCCAGCGCACCTTGCGTTTGCGCGAGGCCCGTGCCAAGTTGGGATTGCATGCCGGCGTACAGAGAGGGGATACGCTCTTGGTCGAGGCGGAACTGCTGAAGGGCTTGGTTGTAAGCGGCAGCGCGCTGGCGAGCAGACTCTTCACCGATGTTGCGCTGGGTGCCACGCTCAAGTTCACTTTCTGCAATGGCCTGACGGGAACCGCCGAACGAGCCCGTGCGGGCAGACTGCTGGCCAAGGCGAAGTCGCTCACGGGCAGCCCGCTCTTCGATGTCGCGGATAGCGGGATCGAGAACTGCCTGCGTGTAAGGCGACATGTAGCCGGCGAGATTGGTCTCGGGCAGGGTCGTGGCAACGCCGCGCGTAGCGGTAATGGCTTCGTTGGTCAGTCCCGGCGTGAGGGCACTAAGGCCGCCGGCTTGCGTAGCCAGATTGCGGGTGGACTCAAAGGCGCGCTGCTGGTCCGGAGTGAAGCCCGCAACGCGGGGAATGGTGTTGCCCTGCGCGTCGACGTAAGGCTGGAAGGGTTCGGCCGCAAAGCCGCGCGTGCGCGAAATCAGTTCTTCGCGGGCAGCCTGAACAGAGGGCGGCGCGTTGTAGGAGGTGCCTTGCGTGGAAGTGCGGGGGCCTACACCAAGAAGGCCACTGAGACCTCCACTAATGGTCGCGGGCGCACCGCCCAGAAGGTTGCTTGGGAAACTACTGCCCATCGCGCTCATCGCATAGTCCTTTCGAGAATCTTGCCGACGGGCAGCGGTCCTGCCTGCTTCGAGGTGCCAGTCTTTTCTTGACGGATCTGGCGAACCAGATCATAGAGGCGGCGCGAGCCGGCATTTGTGGAACCGTCACCCATCATGGACACGACGTCAGCGGGAATAACAAACTCACCATCCGAAAGCGCAGCAGCCCGGCGACCATTGATGGAAGTGGGAATCAGGTCGTCGAGGCCACCGCCGGGACCAATGGCCACCTTGCCGCCGCCCACCAGCGGAACGACGCCGCCGCCCGCAAACTGCATAGGCGGAAGCACATCGTCGTCTTCGGGCAGATCATCAAGGCTTCCACCATATTCGTCGTAATTATACTCCATGTCGTCGGGCATGTCAACCAATCCGCCCTCTTGGAAGCTCCACTTACGAGGGTTACCTAGGTTCTTAGTTTGGTTGCTAACCCAATCGGCGGCCTGTTCAAAGCCTTCGCCAATGCCCTCGACGGCGTCTTCGGTAATACCGGCGAGCCATCCCACGGCAGCTTGAATGGGACTGTCATAACCTAAAGCAGTAGACAGGAAGCCGTCCAACATGATAGCGGCGGAAACAATCGGTCCGACAACAGGATAGCCTAGGGCGACCATAGCCATGCCGGCGCCGTCAGCCACAAACTTGGTACCAAAGTTTTTGACAAGATTGCCGGCACCTTCACCAATACTTTCGGACTCGAAGAAAGTTTTAGCAAGCCCGGTAATAATGCCTATATCACCAAGTGACGGAAGGCTGTCTAGCCCGGGTGTTTTACTAACGGCCTCGTTAAAAGTATCAATGTCAGAGAGTTTAGCGAGGTCGGAGCCGAATGCAGCCTTATCAAGGGAGAAGTCCGGCTGGCTAATTAGCGCGTCAAAAAATTCGGGATTGCTTTTTGCAAGGCCAGCGACAAATTGTTCTCTCAATTCTAGGGGAGTTAAAGCAAGCGCACCAGCAACTGTTCTAGCATTGCCTGCAAAGTCGGCCACATAGTTACTAAGTTGCTTGGCCTGATCGCGATATTGATTGATGACAGTGGTGTCACTGCCTTGAGCGCCCTGCACCATGTTGCCGACAAGCTGCTCGCGTGCCAAGCCATTCTTCATAGCGTCGGCGTGGTAGTTGACTTCGGCGTCAGAGGCTTCGCGGCCATACAGGTTCCGGTAAGCATCGCGCACGAAAGCTTCGTCAGCGACAGCCTTGACATTCGCCTTCTGAGCTGCGCCGATGTCGGCATTTTGGGCGCCGGCTGCAATGCGATCCACTAGCGTGGTAACAGAGGCGCCCTGCTCAAGTTGCTTGCCCCAGAACTCCAAGGCAGCCGGTTCAGCACTGCGGCCCAGCAGATCCTGATAGATTTGCTCGACAGCACGAGCGTTATCTTGTTTCTCAATAGCTTGGACATCGGCGTTCTGGGCACTGGCTCGAATCTCGCGGCGCAACTGGTCAGGCGACACGCCTGCGGCAACTCGGTCATCCCAGTAATCCAGACCGGCAGCTTCCGCTTCACGCCCGAAGAGATCCTTATAGATCTCATTGACAGTCCTCTGCGCGCGAGCGGTATCTTGTTTCTGGGCGGCTTCAATGTCTGCGTTCTGGGCGCCGACTTGAATGTCACGCCGCAACTGATCGGGCGACATACCTTCGATCAGACGGTCATCCCAGTAATCAAGACCGCCGGCTTCTGCTTCGCGCCCGAAGAGATCCTTATAAATATCATTGACGATCTTCTGGTTGGCCGTCAATCCCGGCGTAGTAGTTGTTGCGGGCGTAAGGCTTGTAGAAATATCAAGTCCGGATGACACAGCAGCCGTAACGCTAGTTGGCGTAGTAGTCGTAATGGGCGTAAGGCTTGTAAAAATGTCAAGTCCGGATGATACGGTTACAGAAGCCTTAGTGGTCGTAAAAACGTCTTGGTTATTCTTAGACGGCGTCAACGACGTGAGCGTCGTAGTAGTCTGGGTTTGGCTCTGACCGCCAGTCGTGGTGCCGCCACCTTGCGACTGCTGCTGCGACTGGGTCTGAGTTTGGTTCTGGCTTTGGGTATTGGTGTTGGTGTTGGTGTTGGTGTTGGTATTGGTATTGGTAGGCGTGAAGGTATTGGTAGGCGTGAAGGTGTTGGTTGGCGTGAAGGTTGGCTTGAAAGTGTTGGTGTTGGTGATGTTGGTGACTGGACGCTGGGCCTCAAGTTCGCGCAGACGATCCCGATAGGCGCCGGACCAGTCCATGCCGAGGGCGGCGCGAAGAGCGGATTCTTCGAAGGGGTCTGGGCCAGTGGCAGTCGTGGTAGTCGGCGTGGTTGTAGTCTGCGCAGTCGGGAGCATGCCGAGGCCGCCTCGTTGCCAGAACAGAGTGCCGGGGCCGCCAGAGCCGTACTCAGAGGCAACAACATCTTCGCCGGGGCCGTAGAAGCCGCGCGTCATGGAGATGTCGGTCAGGCCGGGCGCAAAGTTAGGCTTGGTCTGTACGCCCGGAAATAGTTGCGCGATCTGCGAGGCCGTGCCAAGGAAGTTGGTGAAGTTGAGTTGCGGCATTTCGCGCGACAGATAGGAGGCCGGATTGAAGGCAGACTCATTGGACGCAGTCGGCAAGCCGCCAAGACCGCCCATCGTTGTGACGGTGTCGTCCTGCATATCGTCAGCGAAGGGGCTAAAAATGGTGTCTGACATGCTTGCCTCTGTTCGCGATTATATCATGTTTTTGCTGGAAATTAAAGCTCGCGGACATCGGTGAAGTTGCTCGGCTGGAGGGCCAGTAGCAGCTTACCGACGATGTGCGTAAGGGCTGTGACGGACGGGCTGTTCACGTCCAAGGTAACGGGGGCGCTAACAGTGCCTTGCACTACGAATAGGGGACGGGACCGGCGGCCCAAGTCGAACAGATCGCTTTGTTCCAGCACCTTGACTAGTTGGTTCCAAGCGTCACGGGAGGATGCGTCCCATTCGACAGGGGGCGACGGGAAAGTACGCGACGAGATGCGCCTGCTCACCGAAGACCGTCCTGCTCAATAGCCATCCGCAGTTGGCCCATCCGCCACGGCAGATCCGAGGTGGTAGAGGATTGGATTTGAATGGCGAACTCCCGGCCCCGTAGGCGGGTCGAGATTTTCTGGGTGTTGCCCGTGATCGGGTAAGGACCCTTGGTAATGACTGGGGCGCCAGGATATTTGCGGGCTTGCAACAGGACTTGCAGAGTTCCACTGTAGGGCGTATTGTCTGCAAGATTGCTGAAGTCGGGCGCGAACTTGTTGGCGAACATGATAAGGTTGCCATCGTTTTGGTCGAAGTACGCGCCCTGCAAATTGGAGGCTAGCACCGAAGTGTCTGCCGTGTAGCCATACTCCTGATAGAAAAGGTCGTAGGGCTGCGCGTCGATGGCTGTCGGGTAGGTGAAGGTTCCACTGTCTTGCCAAACCGTGCGCGGCATGGTGCCGATGGTCCAGTGACGCTCGACCGTGTTGTAGATGACATAGCGGTCATTTTCGCCGTTGGGCGAATCCGTCGACGGGTAGAACCAAATGATCTCGTCGAAGGTCGAATTGGTGCCCGCATAGATTTTGTCGAGGTTGTTGGAATCCAGACTGTCGTAGACAAAGCGGAGGACCGTACATTCGAGAGAAGCGACGCGACCGTCGTACCGGTAGAACTGGCCGTTGTTGGACATCCAATAGAGGATGCCGCCATATTCGATAGCCGCATTACGGGCAATGACGCCGCACTGTTCGCCTGCTGCTGTGAAGCCAAAGACATCGTTGCCGCCGATATAGGACTGGATGTACAAGTCGGTATCGGTTAGGATGGCGGTCTGGTCTTTGACGCGATTGACGGCACGGACTTCAGAGCCACGGCTCGGCAGGGGATAGTCGCCCGCGTTATTGGTTGCGGTCGGGGTCCAGTCCGTGAAATCTTCTTGCGAACACCAGCGGATGAGGAGCGGATCATAGGAGCCGGATACATCGTGGGTGCCGTAGAGCAGGACGTGGCGGGCTTCGGAAGCGACGCGGACGATCTGGTTGACGGAGGGCGCAGCCGTTACGATGGCCAGACGGGCAGTGATGCCGGCACTGGTGTCCCAGTACATGAGAGGACCGCCCGAGGGAACCGCCATGATGTTGGTGCCCCACAAATCTGCGGACCACTGACGGAGCGGGAGGGGGAAGTTTCCTGCGGGCGTACCCCAGCCAAAGTTGCCGCTCCATACACCAGTGCCCCACCCGGCCTGCTGCAATGTAGAAATGGAACCGGCGTTGTAGGAAAAGCCGATAGTGATGGAGCCGCCCGTGGCCACAGATGTACTAACGGCTGTGACGCTCACATCAATTTCAAAGCTGTTAGGGCTGATTACGCTGACAGGGAAGGTGGCCGTCGTCGAGGCGTTGGTGTTGATACGGATGTTGCCGCCGATGGTCGTGGCTGCGGACACTACTTCGACAAGTGTATAGTCGGTAAGGCCGTGGGCGGAAACAGAAACGATGACCTTGGTAGAGCCCGCCGTCGTCGACAACAAATTGCTGGACGCGAGGGTCGAGACGATGGGCGTCAGATTGAAGAAGGTGGAGAGTTCGGAGGAGAAGACGCCCGAGTTGGTGGCAATGAAAGCGGCAGCCTGCCCAAGACGATTGCGGACCGTTGTCAGGTAGCGGGGCACGCCAAAGATTTTGCCGTCCTGAGAAGGATCGATGATACGCTGCCACCCGCCCATGAGTTCAGGCCGCCCGAAACGGAAGCGAATCTTGTCGGCATCGGTCCAGAAGCCACCGGCGTCGAGGCGAGTCTTCTCCTTAACGACACCTACTTTAAAGCTCAGATCTCTCAGCAGTTGATCTTGCAGAGTCGCTGACATGCAGCCTACTCGAGGATACGAATGTTGAGGGCGTTGATGACGCTGACCTGGGCATTGATGACGCTGACCTGGGCAGAGACTGCTGCTAACTGGGCATTGATAGCAGAGACCGATGCGGAGACTGCGGCCACGCGGGCATCTACAGCAGAGACGGCAGCAGAGACGGCGGCCACTTGTACGTTAAGGGCCGAGACCGAGGCGGAGACTGCGGCAATTCGTGCGTCAAGGTTG